GGACATCTGCAGCCGTGATGGGCATGGGAACAACTGATTTAACCAATTGTGTCAACGACTTCCTACACCTTGCCGCCGGCGATGCCGCCGGCGGTTCGGGTGGGACGTATGCTTCGGGCAAGTTTGTCATTAAGCTCTATGGTGCTTCCTTCTAACCGCCGCTTCCATTGGTCTCAAAATCTCAATAGAACCGCAAACCCTTAATATCTAATAAAAAAGGGATTTTAGTGAAAATAATTACTACTTATTTTGAGCGTAATATATGATTTTAGGAGATTTTCTATGTCCTCAATGCTAGAACAGGCGATCGTTGATGCGACGGCCCTAAAAGAGGCTGCCGTCAAGAACGCGGAGTCCATTATAATCGAGAAATACTCGGAAGACATCAAAGAGGTTGTGGCCAATTTGTTGGAGCAAGATGAGGAAGAGCCTCCGGAGGCGGAGGATCCCTTTGGTGGCATGGAAGATTTTGACGCAGATGAGGAAGAGCCCGGCGGATCCGAAGTTGAAGATCAGGTTCCTGCCGCACATTCCGTTGGAGATCCTTCAGTAGAACAAGTTGACGCAGTTCGTGACGCAGTCGAGACGGCTGAAGACGCGTTAGATAATGTTAACATCAAGTTGGATGATCTCGAAATGACAGCGAAGGGCGGCACTGAAGAGGGCGAAGTAGAAATCGATTTAAAGCAATTACGAGCAGATTTAGGCGATGCTGACGATGAGCAGGAAGAGCTGCAATCAGACGACTTGATCGACAGAGAACAAATTGAGCTCGAAGAATCAGTTCTACAGGCCATGGCCGAAGAATTAACTGTTGATGTCGGTACGGAGAAGACTGGATGGCTCAACGCCCCAACCTCCGTTCACGACCACGCAGAAGAACAAGCCTTAGCCCGCGAGGAAGACACGCAGGTTGCTGAGGAGAATGAAGAACTAAAAGGTGCGGTTGAAAAACTGCAGAAAGAAAATACACAATTAGAATCAAAAATGGAGCTTGCCGATGAAAGAGGTAAGCAACTTGAACAGACAATCTTGCAATTAAAAGATAAGTTTGATGAAATAAACTTGTCAAATGCAAGATTACTGTACACAAATAAGGTTTTGGATAGCACCTCCTTGAATGAGCGACAAAAGAATAAAATTGTTGAAGCTATAACGAAAGCCGAAAACATTGAAGAAGCGAGAGTTATTTATGAAACTCTTCAAAGTGCGACGGGTACTTCTCCTACCAAAGTAGGGGTACCACAATCGTTGAGCGAAGTCGTAAATAATAAAAACACTTCATCATTGTTGTTGTCTCGTAACAGACGAGACGAAGCTTCATCCCATAATTTTTCGGATAGGATGAAGAGATTAGCTGGAATATCATAAAAGGAGAAATTAAACGATATGTCTATTCTGAATAAATTAACAGAAGGCATTGTAAATCGGGATTTACAAAAAGAAGGTGCTGCTCTTCGCGCGAAGTGGGAGCGTACCGGCCTTCTAGAGGGTTTGGATGGTGAGAATACCAGAGATGGTATGGCTCGTCTACTAGAAAACCAAGCCAAAGAACTACTTCGTGAGGCCAGCAGCATGGCTGCTGGTGACGTTGAGGGTTTCGCTTCCGTGGCGTTCCCCATCGTCCGACGCGTTTTCGGTAGCCTAATCGCTAACGATCTCGTTTCCGTACAGCCAATGAGCCTCCCTTCGGGTCTCATCTTCTTCCTAGACTTCGTGCACAACTCAGCTCGTGGCGGCGTTTCGGCTGATGATTCGCTGTTCGGTGGTGGAGTTGTCGGCCAGGCGCTGACAGGCGGTGTCGATTTGGGCGGAGCCAACGCTGAGAAGAGCTTCTACGCTCTGAACAACGGCTATTCGTCCCCAACCGGCTCTGCTTCCATCACCCTAAGAACGGTGGCTTCCGGTACCTTTGGCGGCGGCGGATCTCTAGCAGATCCTCTCGCTATCGGTGGTGGCTTAACTCAGGCCAAGTTCGACGCTCTTTGTCGATTTGACCCCGATCTAGTTTCCGGAACTTCGACTGTTTGGGTTGGTGCGCTTACCGCTGCCGACGCCTCACAATTGAACCGTTCTAACTTGGTTGGAATTAACGTTACTGTTTCTGCTGGTAGCCAACTGCGTCGCTTGACTCAGTGGTCTGGTTCAAACAATGGCGTACATAAGGTTGGTGATAACAAAGACGATATTCTCGTATTTGTTGCTTCGGCCGACGGTTCTGTGGCTAGCACAGCACTAGATGCTAACGCTGCCAGCCTTACTGTAACGTGGCCAGAATCCGATAACTTCGACAATGTCTCTGAGACTACTGCTGGGCGCGGCCTAGGAGCCGTCGTCGGTGCCTCTGTTTGGGGATTGGAGAATGATGAGAACATTCCCGAGATCAACATCAAGGTTGATTCCGTGAGTGTGACTGCCATGACCAAGAAGCTCAAGGCTAAGTGGACTCCTGAATTAGGTCAGGACCTCAACGCCTACCACAACCTCGACGCTGAGGTTGAGCTTACGTCGATTCTCTCTGAGCAGATTGCTCTAGAGATCGACCGCGAGATCCTTGAGGACCTCGTTAAGGGTGCTTCTGCAGCCACTTATCACTGGAGCCGTTCCCCAGGCATGTTCCTTAACAAGGAGACTGGCCTAGAAGTTGGTGCTAGCACTGCTGCCCCAGACTTCACGGGTACCGTATCCGAGTGGTATGAGACTCTCATTGAGACGATCAATGACGTTTCGGCTCAGATTCACCGTAAGACGTTACGTGGCGGTGCAAACTGCATAGTTTGTTCCCCAGAGGTGGCCAATATTCTTGAGTTCACTTCCGGTTTCCGCGCTAGCGTTACTGCGGACGACAACAAGGGTACTGTGGGTGCCGTGAAAACTGGTTCCCTAAGTAAGAAGTGGGATGTCTTTGTAGACCCCTACTTCCCACGTAACGTGGTCCTGGTTGCTCGTAGAGGCAATTCCTTCTTGGAGAGTGGCTATGTCTACGCTCCTTATGTGCCTCTACAGGTCACTCCCACCATCTTTGGTGTCGAGGACTTCGTGCCACGTAAGGGCGTGCTCACACGCTATGCCAAGAAGATGGTTAGACCCGATATGTACGGCCTAGTCATTGTACGCGGTATGTTGGGTGAGAGCGGACAATAAGCCTTAGGGTTTAATCAACCGTAACAAAACTATAAAACCCCCCGACGCGAGGTCGGGGGGTTTTATTTTGTTTTGCGTTTAGAAGATAAGACAACTCAACACTATTTATCTTAGTTGAGGAGAACATAATGTATGGCGACAACCCTCCGTCCCACCAGTAAGGTAAGCAAATCAATATTAGTCGCGTCTGGCTCACATGGCGATGTGACAGGTAGTTTGCCGTTTGGCATATACACCACCGCCGCCTTTGTCTCGGGAGCAGTAGATCAAATATCCTATACGTACAAGAAGCTAGGCGGTGATGTGCTGGATATTGAGCTCGATGCTTCGCAAGTCTATTCCGCATATGAAGAGTCGGTTTTAGAATATTCGTATATCGTAAACATACACCAGGCTAAAAACTCTCTCGGTTCTTTGCTTGGGAATTCAACTGGCTCATTTGATCAAGATGGCCGCCTTGAGTCTGGAGATGCCCTATCCGGTTCAGACATAGCACTAAAATATCCTAGATTCAAATTTGGTTATGCCAATCGAGTATCTGACGCATCAGTGTCGGAGATCGGCATGGGTGGAAGTGAAACTTTGTACTCGGCGTCGTTTTCTGTAGTTAACGGCAAACAGGACTATGACTTACAAAACATCATATCAGGGTCTTCGGCGAACAATGAAGACCAGGGCACTGGAAATGCGGTGAGCTTTGCAGGCCTAGTTGGTGATAAAAAGATAATGATTAAAAGAGTCTATTACCGCACCGCCCGCGCCATGTGGAGATTCTTTGGGTATTATGGTGGAATCAATGTTATGGGAGACATGACAACATACGGTCAGTGGGCTGATGATTCTACATTTCAAGTGGTGCCAGTGTGGCAGAACAAAGCTCAGGCCTTGGCTTATGAAGACGCGATCTACACGAGGCTTTCACACTATTCTTATGAGTTAACTAACAACATCCTCAGGCTGTATCCATATCCGATCGAAGGCGCCGGAAGTGTGACCAAGTTTTGGGTTGAGTTCATGTTACGCAAGGATGCTTGGGAGGAGGACTCCGACAGAGACGATGGTGTGACGGGCGTTAATAACTTAAACACTCTTCCATTCGAGAACATCCCTTATGCTAGTATAAACAGCATAGGAAAACAATGGATTCGAAGATTTGCCTTGGCACTATCAAAAGAGATGTTGGGACAAATTAGAGGCAAGTTCGCATCAATTCCAATCCCCGGGGAGTCCGTGACACTTAACGCGGATGCTTTGCTTTCCCAAGCGAAAGAAGAGCAAGAAAAACTGAGGGAAGAACTCAAGACAACCTTAGATGAGCTCACATATAAGAAATTGACGGAGGATGCTGCTGTAATAACGGACAGTACTATGAAGATAAACCAGACAATACCAACGTACTCCATCTATAGGGGATAGAAAAACATGGCGGACAATAAATGGGAACAGCCAGATAGTCCTCCCCCTCCCCTATTTATAGGTGAAAAGGAGAGGAATCTTGTAAAGCAGGTTAACGATGAACTCATAGAAAGAGTCATAGGGCAGCCTATTTTATATTTTCCCATTGATTTGGAAAGAACAAACTTTCATCCAATATACGGCGAAGCGATTAAAAAAACATTCTTGCCACCGGTGAGAATATACGCACTGGTTGAGTGGGAGGGCCACACCACATCAACTACTAACTACGGCATAGACAGGAGGTCTTCTCTCACAATACATTTCCATAAGAGAAGGCTTGTGGAGGATCAGAATCTTTTTGTGAGAGAGGGCGACTTTATTCAGTTTGAAAAACTGTATTATGAAGTCGCCACCTTGGCAGAACCAAAATTGTTGTTTGGTCAAGAAGATCATAAAGTAGAAATATCTGCGAAGTGCATAAGAGCCCGAGAGGGACTGTTCAATGCCAAGTAAGAAAAAGGATTATTCGTTTTCCGAAGTTGACGACCGGCATCTTCTGCAAGAAGATATACCATTTCAAGCCTCGACGTTGGAGAATATCGATGCAGCCTTTTACGATTGGGCCAATCTAGATTTAAATTTATCAGTGGAAACGAACGGAGGTTTCAAAGAAGTCCCGGTGCTGTGGGTCTCCGCGGAAAGAGCCTTTCAGATAAAAAGAGATAAAGGCTTGAGGGATCAAGATGGCACTCT